TTATAGAGAGGTATTTAACAACATTATTGGACTAGTTTTATCAAGAGACGAGAGTAGAAAGCAATTAAAAGGCGTTGAGAACTATCTAAATTACAAGCTAGAAAACGATGAAAAAGTAAAGGAAACTGATGATATTAAGCCAAGATTAGTTGTGAGTGACTTGCATTTACCTTTCGCAGTGGACGGGTGGTTAGATTTTATCATCAATACTCATGAGAAATACAACTGCCACGAGGAATTAATTATTAATGGCGATTTACTAGACCTTCACCAATATTCATTCCACGCTTCTGAAACAGATGCTATGAGTGGAATAGACGAATTCGAAAAAGCAAAAGAAGATATCCAGAAATTAGTAAGTGCATTCCCAAAAGTAAAATTAACTATGGGCAATCATGATTTCATAATTATTAGAAGAATGAAAGAAATTGGTATTGACCAAAGATTCATGAAGACATTTCATGAGTTGTTAGACTTACCTGACACTTGGGAGATAGCTGATGATTTTATTGTAGATAATGTTTATTACAAGCACATTGGATGTTGTGGTGGTAAAACTGGACACATCAATAGCGCAATATCAAATAGAATGAGTACAGTTTCATCACATCTTCACGCAAACGGAGGAATTAGTTATGTAACTAGTCCGACAGGTGAAAGTATCTTTGGATTAAACACAGGTGCTTTGGTTGATGATAATGCATATGCTTTGAGATATGGAAAACATAGTAGATTCAAGAGTACATTAGGATGCGGACTTGTTTATTCTAATAAAGAAGCATACTTCGTTCCAAAAATTTAATAAGATAAAACAAAGAGTGTATCAATTTAGGTACACTCTATTTATATTTGCAAGAAAGGAGAGACTTGCATATGACACAATTTTTACAAACAAGAGACCCAATTATTCAAGATATTTTATTAAACGCACAGCAGTTTGAGCGAAAAGTTTATATCATTGAAGAATTTGATAGAGAGTCTATTTTTAAAGTTATTAGAGCCATTGAAAAGATAGTTGAAGTTGATTCTTTTGATGAGATTAAACCTGAAGACGCTGAACCGATTTGGCTAATGTTAGATTCGTATGGAGGATGCTTACATTCATGCTTTGGATTAATTTCTACAATTAGACGTTTTCAGAAAATTGGATATAAGTTTTATACTGTAGATATGGCTAGAAGTATGTCTGCTTCGTTTTATGTAGCTATGACTGGTGATAAAAGATTTGCATATGAATTGTCTAGTTTAATGGTTCATGACCAAAGAGCGTTTGAATATGGATATAAAACAGTAAGAGATAAGAGAGTTGAACTTAAGGAATGGGAAAAAGAATGGAATATACTAATTGAACTAGTTGAAGAATACACTTTAATCACAAGAGAACAACTTGAATGGTATGTTGAGCGTGGATTAGACTGGAATATGACTTCACAAGAGGCAATAGAGCTTGGAGTCATCGACGAAATTCTATAGGAGGAGAGACTATGGAAGATAGATTACAAAATAAAGAAATCGAAGCACAACAAGTGGAAATGACTGAAGAAGATTTGATGAAGTTGTTAGCTGGCGGAGATTCAACTCAACAGCAGACTGAGTTTATTTTTCAACCAGTAGAGTTTGATGATGAGCAGTTAAATGAAATTGTTAATACCAAAGAATTTATTGAAGGTTCTGCTATTGGAGCAAGATTAGCGGGAATCTACTGCACAATGACAAACTTGGGTGTTGATGTCAGAACAGTATCAGATTTATTAATTAATCTTCAAACGCTTGAGAAAAATCAAGAGTTACAGAAGGTGGTAAATGAAGGGTATAGATATCAATCGCAAGTAGGAAAACAACAGCAATTATAGTTAACAACATGTGGGAGACTAACCATCTCCCACTTACAATGAAATACGAATTTTATCGTACTTTTATACATATCTCAGGGAGGCTTTTACCGTTGTGTGAACTCTCTCTCCGACATTTCGGTGAGGGTAGCTTTGGGGTATGTATATGAGTATGATTGTAACACAGGATAGAGAATGCAACTCGAAAGCATAGCAACCTACTATGTTTCCTGTGTTTATTATAATAGGGGATTATCTGAGGAGATGATTGGGATGAAGAAGAAAACGGAAGAAGAGTTTGTAACTGAATCTAAAAATATTCATGATGATTTTTATACTTATGACAAAGTAGAGTATATAAACACAAGAACCAAAGTTATAATAACATGTCCAGAGCATGGAGATTTTAAACAAACTCCATCAAGCCACTTAAGTGGAAGTGGGTGCTCTGAATGTAGAAAGTCTAAACTTAGTAATAGATTTCGATTGAAAAAAGAAGATGTAATTGAAAATATAAAAACAGCGAATAGCAATATAGGTATAAAAGAGTTTGATTATTTAAATTGCAAAGTTAAAATACCTGTGTTTTGCAAAAAGTGTGGTTACGAATGGAGCACACAATATGGGGTATTATTAAATGGTCATGGCTGTCCAAAGTGTGCAGGGAATGTTAAAACCGAGTTTAAAGATTTGGAAGAGATTATTAAAAATACAAAATTAAATGCAATTATATTAAGCAAAGAAAATGAATATAAAAATTCTTCAACCAAAGTTTTATTAAGTTGTAATATTTGTAACGAGTCTTGGAGCACTACATATTCAAAAATAAAATATGGATACGGCTGTCCAAAATGTTCATTAATAGGAAGAAGTGGCAAGAGGCACTATAACTACAATGAAAATTTAACAAGAGAGCATAGAGAAGGAAAAAGACTTGGAGATGGTTCTGACAACCAAGATAAATGGAGAAGGAAAGTTTTTAAAAGAGATAAATACACTTGTTTTATTACAGGAAGAGCGGGAGGTTCGTTAAGAGCTCATCATTTAGACGGATACAATTGGAATGAAAATGGTAGATTTGACATAAATAATGGAATAACTTTAACATGTGAAATTCATAATGACTTCCATAGAATATATAAAAAAGGAAACAATACGAAGGAACAATTTGCAGAATATTGTAAAATATATCACAATATAAATTTTGAAGAAAAATATAATGAGCTATTGAGTCAATATGAGAGAGGTGATTTATAATGGCTACTAAAGCACAAATAGATAAAGCAAAACAAACATTATTATTAGAAGACTATCAAATAATGAAACCAAATGAATTAAAGTGCATTTGCTGTGGTAAGACACGTAGCGTTTGGGAATCTTCAAATTGGATAATGTCAAATTCTCCTTTGCATAAAGGAAATGAAGCATTATACAAATGGAAGCCAAAAGACAAAGACCCAGAGACTAGAATGCAATCGTTTGCACCAACTTGTAGAAGATGTATAGAAGGAATATATTTAAAAGACGCAGATTTGCCAGATTTAATAGAATCACTTAGAATACTTGATAAGCCATATAAAAAAGATATATGGGATAAAATAGTATCTGAAAAAGGACATAGAATGAAGCCTATAAGTATGTTAGGTGAGTATAATAGCAATCTAATGATGAATCATAGGGATGAAACATTTAAAGATAGTGATGACTATTCAGATGAAAACTCAAAAGTAGAAAGTTTTGATACAGACGGAACATTCCTTAAAAAACGTGAAAAAAAAGAAGCTGTAATGAGATGGGGAGTCAATTGGACTGAATTTGAACTTATGAAACTTGAAGAATTTTATCATAACATGAAAAGAGCTAATAAGATAGAGACACCACAAGATGAGGATTATCTAAAAAAACTAGCAAGACTATCGGTTAAAATCGATAATGCGTTAGATGGAGGAGACGGAAACCCAAAACAATTGGGAGACTTGTATTCTAAGTTTATGACAGATTCGAAATTTAGAGCAATGGATATGACAGACGCAGATAAACAGGGTGGAATTAGAACCTTTAGTCAAATATACGCAGAAGTAGAGTCTCCTGACTTTATTCCTCCTTGGGAAAAGTATGCTAAATTTTTAAATGTAGGTCAGGATTTAATAGACAAGACAATAATGCATATAGAAAACTTTACTCTAAGGTTTAATAATGCTGAAAGAATGGCGATGCCACCTGACAATACTCCTAAAAATGGAGATGATTTAGATGAGTAGTTTTTTAAACTTTTCAAAAAAAGACAGAAGTAAAAAAGACAGTGATTATAGTTATAATCCACAGAATATAGAAAATAGAAAAGTAAACGAACAACAACTAGAGGGATTTGAAAAAGTAAGAGATAAGTGGACTATGCTTTGTAGTTATTTCAGAAGATATCCAGACCATTTTTTAGATATGATACAGCCAGAAGACGCAAAAATAAAATTATATTGGTATCAAAGGATTTATCTTAGAATAATATTTAGATATAGAAAAGTTTTTCTGACCGCAACACGTGGTACTTCTAAATCTTTTTTATTGAACTTAGCATTTGTGTTGCTGTGTATAATGTTCCCACGGACTAAATTGTTCACTACCGCCGTCGGAAAAGAGCAAGCCGCAAAAATAACCCAAGAATGTTTAGATGACATTTTTGAATTCTATCCTCTGTTGAGAAAAGAAATTAAAACATATACTGCAAGTAAAGATTACACCAAATTGGTATTCTATAATGGAAGTAAGTATGATGTTGTACAAATGAGGGATTCTACTCGTGGTGGTAGAAGAAACGGTGGTTCAATAGAAGAAATTTGCGATAAGAAATTTGATGGGGATATGTTGAATGCAGTAGTTATTCCATTAATGGCTAATGATAGAGTTGCAATGTGTGGTAAAGTAGACCCAAATGAAGTACACAAGAGAGAAATATATATAACAACCGCATCAACAAAACAACAGTTTGCTTATGAAAAAGTATGCGAGATAATGTCTGATATGATAAATGGCTCTTCCGCATTTTGCTTTGGAAACTCATATGAATTGCCTTGTCTGTATGGGCAGTTGGACATAGATTTTATAGAGGAAAAAAGAGAGTCTCCAACTTATAGTATACTAGATTTTATGAGAGAATATGAGTCAATTTATACTGGTTCGAACTCAGACAGTTTGGTTTCAGATGACAAGCTTAGAAAATGCAGAATTGTAAAGAATGCTGAATGGGAGCATTGTGGAGACAAGAATGTAGATTATGTATTAGCTTATGACGTATCTCGTAACGAAGGCGATGAAAATGCATTATCTGCCCTTGTTGTAATAAAAATAACTAGAAGTGGCAATAAGTATATAAAAGAAGTTGTTAATATATTTTCAATGGAAGGTCAACATGATACTTGGCAAGCAAAATTTTTAAAAGATAAAGTAAGAGACTTTGAGGCTAGGATACTTGTAATTGACGCAAACGGCATAGGTTCGGGAGTTGTTGACCAGCTTGTATTAGATTTAGATGATGGGAATCCACCTTATAAAGTAGTAAATGACGAAAAAGAACAGTGGAAAAGATATGAATCACCAGATGGAATTCCGGTGGTGTTTGCATTAAAAGCCCAAAATAAAGAAACTAAAAACAGCGACATGATTAACCATTTTATGAAGTTATTTAATAAACTAGATGTTGGATTGTTAATTTCACCACATGAAGGAATCAAAGAGTTAGAAAAGAAAAGAAGAAAGAGATTTTCAGAAGATGAATCTGAAGAACGAGCTATAGCTGAAATTCCGTATATATTAACAAACCTGCTATCAGAAGAGATAATGAACTTAAGATATAAACAAAAAGGAAATTCAACAGAAGTGGAGAGAGTGTCTAGGAGAATTCCTAAAGATAAGTTTTCTGCACTGCTATATGGTTTATTTTGGATTCATTTGCAGGAAAGAGAATTTAGAATAGCAAAAAAATCATCATTTGATGTATCAAAATTAGTAGGTGTAATGAAAACACCTAACTTAAGAAAAAGATAATATTTAATTATAAGGAGGTGAGGTTATGGTAGACCTCGATAGATTCAGGTCTCAATTCCGAACCACTGAAGAATATGATGAGTTCTGCGATAAGGTAAGCAATAAATTTGTAAAGCTTGCAAAAATGATAAAGTCAGATATGGCTATCAGAAAAGATACTAAAACTTACTTTACAAAAGTTAAAAAAGAAGAAGTAATCAAATGGATTCAAAAGCCTGAGAATTACGAAAAACAACTTCGTGACCTATTCATTGGAATGTACACTCAAAGTACACACTTTAGAAGATTGGTAAATTATTTTGCACATATGGGAGTTGACTCCGCATACTCACTAGAACAATACAAGGTTTCATTGGACACTTCTAAAATAAACAAAAGGACTTTCAAAAAGGTTTATGAAGACCACTTATCACTTTTAGATGTGATGAGTATAGAACATGAGTATAAAAAAATAAAAGAACAGCTTTGGATTACTGGTATCTATTATGGATACGAAAGAAAGACAGAGAACTCGTATTTTATAAAAATGCTTGACCCAGATTATTGTAGAATAAATGGTATAATTGATGGTTGTTATGTGTATCAATTTAACTTCGCATATTTTGATTCAAGACTAGAAGAACTAGAGAGTTTTCCAATTGAATTTAAGACAAAATACGACAATTACAGAAAAGGTAAGGACACTACTTCAAGAGGTAGAAATAAATCAGTAGATGATTACCAGTGGCAAGATGTTAGTCCAGAAAACTCTATTTGTATGAAGCTAGACGAAACTATTGATTATATTGCACCTCCATTCACTGGATTGATTTTAGATATTTATGATATCCAAGATTATAAAGAACTTAAAAAAGCTAAAGAAGAGTTGCAAAATTACGGATTGTTCATTGGTAAAATACCATTGAATGATAAGTCTGGAAACCCCGATGAGTTTTTACTTTCTCTTGATACGGCTATTGAGTTTGGAAATAAGTTTTCATCATCATTGCCAGACCAAGTTGGGTTTGCACTTTCTGTATATAGCGATGTAACATATGAGAAAATGGCTGATAGTGCGTCACAAGACAAAAACTCTGTATCTGAAGCTGAAAAGGCGTTATGGGATGCGGCAGGTGTAAATCAAAATATGTTCAGTGGGGAAGCTAAAACAGAAGGCACACTAGCATTTAGTGTTAAGACGGACGAATCTGATACATTCTCAATCAATAGGCAGTTTGAACGTTGGGTTAATAGAAAGTTTAAATATGAGTTTGAGAACAGAAAATGGCTATTTGCTTTTAAATTCTTAGATGTAACTATCTATAACTACAAAGAGAAGTTTGCTCAATATAAACAAGCTGTGGAAAAAGGAGCTCCATATAAAATTGAATTAATGGGATGTTTGGGTCACACACCTTCTTCTGTAATTGGGAAGTCGTTCTTAGAATCAGAAGTTTTAGACTTAAATAGTTTATGGATTCCGCCTATGCAATCATCTGTAATGAGTGGGAGTTCAGATAATGTTCCAAATAGACCAACGAAAGAAGATACTGATAATGGAACAGCACCAAGCTCTGGCACGGACGGTGGTGAATAATATGATTATTATGTGTAGTGATAAAGACACTATTAAAAAATTAGAAGCTATGGGATATAAGTCTTTTAATAAAAATAGTGACATTGTTCAATTTATGGTTCCGGAAAGTATAGATAAAATGAGTTTTGATAACGAAATCTCTTCCAAGATTTTGTTTACAAATAAAATGAAGTTTTAATAAATAGAGGTTATGGCTTGTCGTGATGATAACCCCTCTAACCTCTCATTATTTTTACAATGAGAGGTATTAAATATATGAATAAAACAGAAGAATTTAAATTAAAACTACAAGCAGAGCAGGGTGAATTATATAAAAAAATAAAAATATGCGGTGAATATTTAAACATAAAAACAAAAATTCCAGTTACCACAAAATATGGCGAGTGCTTGAGCACTCCTGATAATTTATTAAAAGGCAAGTTTCCAAGTATAAGTAGTGCACTTGATAAAAATTTTTATTTTTTAAATCAAGCAATTGAAGTTCATGGAAATTTATACGACTATTCCAAAGTAAAATATATAGATGCACATACAAAAATTAAGATTATATGCCATAAACATGGCGAATTCAGTCAATCTCCAACAAGCCACTTGAGCGGTAATGGGTGCAGTCGTTGTGCAAATGAGTTGTTATCTGAAAGATTGAAGAGTAATAGTGATGATTTTATAAAAAAAGCTAAGTTAATTCATGGTGATAAATATGACTATTCAAAAGTTAACTACACAAAAAGTAATAAAAAAGTTTGTATAATCTGTTCTATACATGGAGAGTTTTGGCAAACTCCAGACAATCATTTATCTGGATATAATTGTAAAAAATGTGGGTCGGAAACTTATAACAAAGGAATGTTTGGCGGATATAATATAAAAATAGCAAACAGAAACAAAGAAGAAATGTCTAATCTTGAATCAACAATCTATATTATAAAATGTTTTAATGAGAATGAAAATTTTTATAAAATTGGAATAACGACAAAGCCTATATCCGTTAGGTTTGACAGTAAACACGCTATGCCTTATGATTATACAATTATTATGATGTATAATAAAAACCTTTATGATGCTATAAAAATTGAAGATATTCTTCATAGTATTCATAGTTCATATTCATATAAGCCACAAAATAAATTTAGTGGATGGACAGAATGTTTTTTACAGATAAATAAGAAGAAAATAGAGGAGGTGATTCGTGTTGGATAAAATAAAATTTGAAGCAAATATAGATGTAAAATCTATCGAGAAATTAAACAGTGAATTTTCTATAGCAAAAGCTTATATTATGTATCATGGAGATAACAG